ATCGGGAGGGGGGGCGCCGGGGAGGTCTCGCCAGAGGGCGAGGTCTCGGGCAAAGGGGCGGGGACCCCGCTTGTCGCCTCGCGCAGGGCGCTGATGATTGCCCCGATCATGACGCTGTCCTGGGAGCGCACCCCTTCATGGGTCGCGGGCACCGGCTGCCCCTGGTCGTCTTCAACGTTCCAGGAGACGAGACGGGCCACCAGCGTCTCGACGATGAGGGGCCCGGTCATGTCCTTGTCGTCGAGGTCGAGTTCCTCGCCGACGGTGAAGCCGCGCAGGGCGACCTGGAGGCCCTCATAGTCGGTGCCGGTGAAGTCCAGGTTGTAGATCTTGCGGGGCGGACGGTATCCCATGGTCATCTCTCCTGGTGCGGGCATACCCCGCCGTTGATCTGCTCGTTGACTCGACGTGGACCTAGCTCCAAGTCGGAACGACGCCATCCGCAAGCTGGAACGGCACCGAGAACGTGAACTCCCCGGACTGCGCCCTGGTCAGCGCGTAGTCCGTCAACAGGACCTCGTTGTTGAGGGTCTGGCCGGAGATCGTGATGCCCATCGTCCGGTTCACCGAGGTGCTGGAGACGGTCTTACAAACGGCGTGCGCCAGGTTCGACCCGTCGTCGAAGCCGCCCGCGAAGGTGCCGGAGAAGTCCGCGAGGAGCAGCAGTCGCGCGTTCGCGGACTGCGTCAGCGCGGTGATGTCCTGCACGCCGCGCGGCATCGTCCAGTCCAGGTTGAAGACGCTGGCGCGGATGTCTCGGGCGGAACTGCCCGAATCGTCCACGTTGAACGAGGTCCACCCCAAGCCCGATTCGATCGCCATGTCCTATTTCCTTCCGTTTCGTGCTACGCCAGGCGGCGCGGCTAGCCCTTGTCCCGCTCGTCCAGCAGTCGGCCCATGTGCTCCTGCACGTGCTCCACCCAGTCCGCCGCCCGCTTGTGCACCCGCAGCTCGCCGACCTTCGCCCGGTAATCACCCCGCTGCACCACGTACTTCTCCGGCATCGTCTGGTGATCCGCGAAGCAGCGCTGCCCGGACTCGAACCGGAACACCGTCAGACCCACCGCCGTGCGCTGCTCCCGGAACGTCCGCCTCGACTGCGTGCGGATGAATGCCGCCTGGTCCTTGCCGAGCTTGGTGGACTCGTCGACGACGGTGTCCCAGCCCAGCCGCCACGCCGCGCAGCCGACCCGCTCGCACACCGTCTTGACGGCCTTGTCCGGGCGGGACTTCACCGACCACGTCTGATACGCCTGCGCCGGCGCTAGCGGGTCTCTGGGTCGGAATGGCTGGCCCATCAGAACAGCACCTCCACGTTCGGCCGGTGCACGGCCACGACAAACTCCAGGTTCGAGAAGCCGCCCGAGGTGGTCGTCACGACCCGCAGGTAGCGCTCCACCGTCTGGCTCCGGCTGGTCTGGATCCGCTCCACGACCGGCCCGGCGGTGACCTGAGTGAAAGCCCCGCCGGTCACGGCCGCCCACGCGTCGCCGGCGCCGTTGTCCGACGACTCCTGAATGGTGATCGTCGCGTCGGTGCCGGTGAACGACAGAACCTGGAGGTAGGCGGTGAGACCGAAGGCCAGGCTTCCGGTGCCGAGGTCCAGCGACGACCCGTTCGCCGCGCCAGTGTCGGTACGCACGCCGGCCGTCAGCAGGTCACACCACTCCAGGCCGTACCCGTTGGCCTGCGCGTTGACGGCGATCGTGAGTGTCCCGTCCTGTGCCCGGGTCGGGTCGTAGTTGATCTGCTTGCCGACCATGCATGCGGCCGGGGAGCCGATGGTGCTGCCGGTCGCCCACATCAGGTGCCGGTCAGTGGTGGGCAGCGCGCCGAGGATGACGTGCGCCCGGTCCTCCGTGTTCGGCGGGTCGTCGGCCGCGGTCTCCGGGTTGAAGAAGCTCATCCACGAGATCCGTCCGTCCCGCAGCAGGCCCTTGCGGCGGAACGCGGACATGTTGATCGCGGTGGTGTCCTGGGTGCCGGACAGGCCGCCGCCGATGTCGTCGGCGGATCCGGTGTCGCCGCTGAGGTCGTAGCCGCCGAGGTAGAAGGCTTGGCCGAGGCCGCTCCTGATTGTCATCTACGCCACCTGCGCCCAGAGGTTGTTGACAATGAGTGGAAGGGTGATCGTCATGACCCGGTACTCCGCGTCCCCCTCGTCCAGGTAGCCCGCCCGCGCCGACAGGCCGTCGCCGTAGGCGCCCAGCAGGTCGACATGGCGCACCAGCCCGCCGAGGGTGAAGTCGCCGCTGTACGCGCCCATCAGGGCGTCCAGGGCGGTCATCAGATCGGGGTCGATGGCGTCCGTAGGCTGCTGCATCATCGACGAGTACAGGCGCACGAACAGTGCGAGCCGGGCCGATGTCGAGTTGAGGTTGGAGCCGCCGCGGGCCGGGCCGATCTGCTCCACCCACACCGCCGCTGTGATGCCGGTGGTGGGCGCGGACTTGGGCTCGTGCCCGTTCACGGCGACGAAGTAGCCGGACGCGAGGGCGTGCGACTCGACCGCGTCGAGGATGGTGCGGATGTCGAGGGCCATGTCAGATCAGCCCCCTCGACCGGTAGCGGGCCAGGAGCTCGCGGGCGATCTGCGGTGCCTTGCGGTCCAGCAGCGGCTTGGTCCGCCGGAACGTGAAGTAGCCGGGGAAGCGGGTCACAGGGCTGTTGCGGGAGCCGGTGCCCTCCAGCCACGGCCCGTACACGATGCGCCCGTCGTGGACCTTGTAGCCGTCGCCCGCCCGGTCCACGCTGATCTTCGACTCGTAGTAGCCCGTCGGATGCCGCAGCACCTGCCGCAGCCGCTGATGCACCATCCGCTCACCCTCGCGAGCAACCTGGTACTCGACGTCGTCCGCATAGTCGTGCAGGGCACGGGCCGCCCTCCCCGTGGCCCACGGCCCGGAAGCGCCCGTGTTGACGCGGACATCGAAGCCAGGCATCGCTACACCCCCCTCGTGCGGCCCTTGCGGGCGTGCGCGTTGTAGACCTGCTCACGCAGGGCCGGCAGGTCGCGAGCCGCCAACGTCTGGTTGCCGCCCGTGGCCCGGCGGGTGCGGGCGTATCCGGCCTGCTCGTTGGTGACCCGATTCATGGCCTCCGCGATGACCAAGTCCTTGACGAGGCCGGGCGGATCCCAGCGCACGACCGCTGAAGCGTCGGCGTGGGTGGCGGCGGTCGTGCCGAGCGCGCCGCGCCGCACGGTGAGGGTGCGTGCGGCGTAGATGTCGGTGCCGGCGGTGTGCGCGGCGAGAACGGAGCCGTCCCAGGCTCGGATGACGGTGAGGGTGTTGCCTGCGATGTCGACGATCAGCATGCGCTCGGACTCGATGAGGAGGATCTCGTCGACCGCGAACAGGCTGCCGTCCGTCACCGGGACGGTCACGCTGTTCTGCTGTGCCGTGAGCCCCGCACCGCCGACGTTCTGCCCGGTGTCGGCCATGGTCCGGCCGGTCACGAGCATCCGCTCCGAGTCGACACGCAGCACGCTGCCGATGCCGAGCTCCGCGGACGCTGCCGCGCTGACCGTCAGGGTGGCGGCGGTCGTCGTCGACACGGCCGCGGTGAGAGCGCCGACGGTGGTTTCGTCGAGGCGGTAGCCCCACAGGCCGGTGATGGTGATGTCGCGCTGGTGGGTGTCTCCGCCGCCGAATGCTGCCGAGGAGCCGAGGTTGATCTCCAGCCGGTTGTACGGGGGCCCGTACCGGTCGGGCTCCAGGAGGAAGTCACCGCTCGCGATCGTCGTGCCGCCGGAGGTGAGGGTGGTGACGGAGATCAGCTCGTTCGCGTCGAGCCACAGCCGCCACGAGGTGCGGGACTGGGAGTCGGGCCAGTTGAAGGAGCGGGTGGCGATCTCCGGGTAGAAGCGGCGGTGACACAGGTCGTTGTCCACGGCGCGGGACGCGGACTGCAGGGCGCGGTCGATCTGCGCACTGTTGCGTGCGGTCAGCTTGCTGTCGAGGGCGCGCTGCACGTCCTCACGCGTCGCATATACGGGCTCCATCGCTTGTCACCTCCCCACGGTGCTGACGTGGCCGACGAGGCGGTTGCCCGCCGTCCAGATCGAGCCGTCGAACGGGCAATACAGTTCGCTGTTCGGACCATGGCGGAGCGGCTCCCCGCAGTCGAAGCAAGCGGTCGGTTCGCGATCCAGTTCCTCGCGGTACTGCTGAGCGCCCTCGCGGACGATGTCGAGGAGCCCGGACCACGAGCCCTGCGCAACGGGGGCCGGGCCGTGGCCGTGCGCCGTCGCGGCCAGCCCGCCGAACGCTGCGGTCGCGGACCCGGTCACGAGCGACGGTGACACCGCAGTGGCCGTAAGCCCGCCGAACTGCGCGGCCGCGGAACCGATGACGGTGCGGGCGCCGGTAGCGCTACCGGTCAGCGCGCCTCCCGTGAGGGCGGCCGTGCCGACGACCGTCCGCGTTCCGCTCGCTGCCCCAGTGAGGCCGCCGAACGTGGCAGCCGCCGA